GTTTACATACTCGTCAGTACCATCCAGACTGATACAATTTCCAATCACCCCAGCCTTCCAGTTGGTATCTCCCATATTGACAAGTGTTCCGTCATTGCCCTGACCAGAATTATCAGGAGCATTTATACCTGAACTTTCATTAAATCTATATTGAGCTATAACACCATCAGAAAGAAGCATATCACAATTAACCTCGCCATAAAATATAAATCTTTTTGCCGTCAGTAGCACCATAAAACGTCAACTTACTTACATCATCAACAGGTATTGGTATGGCTTGTTTTTCAGGCAATAGAAAATCATTAACATCGGCAGCACCAGAAGATTGCACAGCCATATTAACATCAGAACCATCAGTTAATACCAATACACTCTTACAAGCCTGAGTTGTTCCAGTAGCTACATTATTTGCAATAGTCAATAATTGTGTCCCAAATAGAGTGCTACCCATAATCAGATTAGAATTTGCTAAATCAGACATCTAAATTTCTCCCATAAATTCAGGAAATTTATTTCATTTTACGTTTCTGTGCTTGCTATCCTAATCCAATTTTCACCTGACCATAATTCTTCAACAAAATCATTCTCCGCAGTTAAAGAACTACCAGTACCATTATCAGGAGTAACAGTAACAGTTTTATTATTTACATCCGACTTAACTAAAATGACTACTCTCTGACCGATATATATACCATCAGGCAGAGTAATTGTAGCATCGGCAGCACAATCATCACAAATAATAATAGAATCTCTGTAATGGTCAGCACCAACAATCACTGTATAACTTTCAGTAATAGTCTTTTTGTAAAGGTCAAGCCATCTTACCTCATTAGTTCCCCAATTTGCAACACTCATCTTATTCTCCTAAAATTTTTGATTTAAATAAAACAACATTTTCTACTCAACACCATAAACTCCCGTGCTCAGTTTTTCAGGAATATACCACTCTCTCCAGGATACAGACCTTAATAATCCTGTATCATAATTAAAACCTACAGATGCGGGGCTATGTTTAATGTCCCACGCAACTAATTTAGTTATTGCCTCAGCAGCTAATTGACTATGAATACCTATTGTTTCATCTTCTTGTGTTTCAGCAACAGCCAAAGCACTTTCAAGAATACACTCGGAAGCTAACATTCCACCCACAAAGTAGTCAGCATCATTTACAGGCTTTGCAGGCTCAATACAGTAAGAATAATTAAAAGTATAAACTCCGTTAGGTGGACTATGGAGTATAACCTCATATCGTTGGCCCGATTCCGGTTGATAATTTCCAGCACGTTCAGCATAATATTTTGGACAAGAATTTGAATCACTCATATTTCTCATAGACATAATTTGAGCAACACTTCTCGACCTTAAAACTGGATAACTGTCATCAGCACCAAACTCAAATTTTCGCACAAGAAATCCATAATCAGCAGGAAGTTCATAAACCCAAGCACCGGCTGAGGTAGTAATTGTAGCTTCTTGCTTTAGAAAACTCCAAAGATGTCCTGCTGGGAAAAGAAAATTCCTATAACCTCTATAAGTTATGTTCTTAATCTTAACAAGTTCAGCAGTATCGGGACTTGTGCCTATTCCTAAGAATACCCCAACCTCATCATAAACATTCTCGAATGTGAGTTTCAAACTTGACATCGTTTTTCCTTAAAAATGGAGTGGGCGGTTGGTTTCCCTTCCCTCTCCCACTCCACAGGAGACAGTTAATCCATTTCTGTCTATTTTATTTCTTCATAACAACGAAATACTCTACGAATAGCCTCTTCGTGTACCTCACCACCCAAAGGCATAATGCCTTTGGTTAAATCTTCTTTCTGCTCAATTAACTTATTTAACGTCCTATGAAGAAGTTTCAATTCCTCTTCATTTATTTCTAAAGAATCTTTAGTACAGTTTTTAATTTGCTTTGCTAAATCAACAGCATCACAAATCTCCACACCGTCTTTCCAGATTCCAGGAATCCTCAACCACTGAGATAAGTTATTTTTAAGAGGATAAACTTGTGCCTCTTCTTTTAACTCAACAGTATTGGTTTCCTTGTTACGAACATTGACTTTGAGAGTAACTTTATACTCACTTAGGTCTAATCTGTACTTCTTCATAAACTGTCTCCTTAAAGAATAAAAAGGGATAGGGCCACAATGGCCCTATCCATAAAAACATCTTATGCTTCTGACAACGCAGCACCAGCCGGAATGTAGTATGTAGTACCGTTTATGTCGATTGGTATCTGCATCCAACTACCTGTGTTAGTCCACATACCACCAGTACCCATTAACTTGATGAGTGCAGATGTTGACAAACCACCACAACCACTAAACTTCCAGATAACACTGGCCCTCTCACCGTCCCCCCACATATGAACGTAGCTATCAACATCCTCTGCACCATTGGCGTAGAGGAAGATAACATCCGCATCACCTGTATTGGGGTTTTCACTAAGGCCATATTCAAAGATAGCGGCAGCACAACGCTGTGCCAGTGTATTTGTAACAGTTCCGGTAATTTGGGCATGGAGACCACAAGCTACTGCACCACCATGATTGATAGTCCCACTCATTACTGTCTGAGCCAACACTGCTCTACTATATCCAGCAGCAGTAATAGAACCACTCACAGCAAGATAGCCCAACACAGACCACTCATTATGAGAAGCAGCAAGCTCTCCATTCACTGTGGTGTGAACCAGCAAGTTACAAGTTGAACCAGAAGTATTAGCAAATACATTTTTCAATGTGTTTGCAACAGCACCCGTCAAACCGTTAAATGTCTGACCACTGCCAACACCGTTCTGATAAAGTCCAAACATGTTGGGGTCTAACTTAGCAAGTGTAATACCATTTATGTTTGAACGGTTAACGGTTTCACAAGCAAGGGCCACAGGACGACCCCCAGATGCACATAAAGTTGAGCCGCTGGCAATGCCAAGAACGGTAACACCAACAGTTGTACTTGCATCTGTTCTTACCGGAACAACCGCTCCGTTGGGAATATAAATATCCAACCAACGTGGGCCAGCCGTATTAGAATGACTTGTTCCAGCAACAACACCAGCAAAAGCATGAATGTTATCACTATCAGGGTCTTCTACTCGAAGAAACTTCCCTTCATTCTGATAACCTTCAGCAGTTGTACTCGGCGAAGATTGACTTGGTGCATCACCACCGGCCTCTTTGTCATAGTTAAGAACATTGGCAGTAGCATCAAATTCATAACATACTGGCATCCCTTCATAGATGTCACTTTCTTCAGTGTAATAAACTCTTTTCTTCCTTGCATTAGTATTTGTTCCAAAAGGTGTCATAGCAGGCATTTTAAATCCTTTCAATCCGCTTAATAATATTCGTGGAGTCGCCCGTTAGCGTATCCCCAAGCGACTCCTTTAGAGCTTTGAGAAAATCCTTTCTCGTATGCTCACGATAAAACTTAAGAACCTTCATACTCGTTAATAAGAAAGCCTAATTTTTGACGATTATCACAGAAGAAGCAATAACTCAAATCAACAGTAACCTTCAACACATTGTGCTGCTGGTCTCTCGGATAGGGCTTACCGATAACAAAATTATTTGCAGCCAAAACATGAGTTTTGTAATGGTCAAAATTCACACCCCACAGCGGATCAGCACCATAAGCATACTGATTAGCAGTATCAAGCTGCTGAACATACACAAATGGAATACCCTTATAAACTGTCAGACCGTGATACTTGCCCAAATCTACTCCAACCTTATCATCACTCTTGAGAAGTAACTGATTAAGATTACCAATTACATTGTCGTTTGTGAGATAACGGAAGTTACCAAAAGATGCAGCCTCACCAATCTTTTCAGGAACAATCATTGGGATAAAATTAGTCCTGCGGGTAGCTCTATCAAGCAGAACTAAAAGATTATCACCAAGATTGCCATTATGGTCAGCATAGTAACTTGCCCATCGACTGTAAGTCGAACCACTAATTCCACCTACAGGATAAGTAGAACCACTACCATCATTATAACGACCCAATGTACCTGTAAAATCACCAGTGGAATCATCAGTGCCCTGGGACAGCCACGAAGTCAATCCATGAGGATTTTTCTTATCGGTTGCACTGGTAGGAGACAAAAAGATAGCAGTCTGCAAGAGTTCTGAAAACTCTCTAAACATATTCTGTCTTTTACCATTCAAATAACGATAAGTTCTAAGGCTATCGTCCATATTCATCCCCAACTCAATACGATTATAAGACATATTAGTTGAGGCATGAGTCCAATCAACCTTAATTTCGTGGTCAGTGTTGACTACGTTTTCGGTATCCTCTTCCCACAGCGAGATATGACGTGCATTGCCGGTATCGCCGAGAGTAATCCAACCCTTAACATTATCACCACCACCAAGAATTTCCTTCTTCTCACCAAACAACATATTTATTGGAGTATAGCAGGACTCATTGAAAGTAAGCTGCAAAGCATCTTTCTTATGAGCAGACAGTGTAGCCATACCTACATCTATAGATTGTTCTATTGAAATTTCCACGATTTAACTCCTTTTTTATCTTTAACATCCTTGTGAAAAGATTATGTAATACCAGCCTTCTTCTTAGCCTCGTCAATAATAGCCACTCCTTCATCCTCCGGTGTCTTATAAGTCTTTTGGAGTTTCTTATTAGAAGGTTTAGGAGAAAACTTTTTCTTACGAGAAGCAAGGTCTTTTACAACCTTCTTCTGTATAGCCTTTTCAGCACCCTCACCCTTATACCATCGAAAAGCACTATCGATAGAATCAGATAAAGAGTGTCCATTGTTGTGAAACATCATCATAACATCATACAGTTGTGAACGAACTTGATAAGCCTTTGAATTTTTATCAAGCTCACCTTTCATAGTAATATCAGAATATTTACCAAGTTCAGGAAAATCTTCTGACATATCATCAAAAACCCCATTTACGTTTTCAAAAACAGATATTTGCTCATCACGAGTTTGAGTCTCTTCTTTTTCTTTAAGAGTTCCCCGCAGGGAATTAATCTGTTCAGTGGTATCATTTAACACTCCGGCAAGGGGTCGAATAAGATTATCAATCATTCCTTCGACAGCTTCATTGCCATATTTTTCTTTCAACTCACTGATAGCTTTTTCATTTAACTCAAACTTATCTATTTTTGTAACTTGTGGCTTAGGGTTCTCTTCTACCTGAACATCCTGTTTAGGAGCATTTTCTTTGTCTAAAGTATCCATCAAATCAGCTAAATCTTCCAATACTCCTGGAGCGTTTTCGGCAATAGAAACAATCTTCTCATTGCTCCAACCACGCCTTCTTCCCGCCGCCACTAAGCGAGAGTCAATCTCTTCCTTTTCGTCCTCAGACTCGGAAGTTTTCTCTGCCTCTTTTTCTTCAGATTCCTCAGAATCTTCAGTATTTTGATTTTTTTCAAAATCACTATCACTTTCTTTTTCAGCTGAATCCTCAGATTCAGTATCTTTACTTTCTTCACTATCCTCAGAAGTTTCCTTCTTACCTCGTAACTTATTTAATATTTTTGTAAGAGCAGAAGGAACTCCATTTTCATCCTCTTCATTTTGAGCAACAACCTGTTCTTCAGTATCCGGCTCAACAGTCTCTTGGGTATCCTGTTTTTCAATTTCATCTGCCATATTATTTGTCTCCCTTGCAATTCAAACATTTTTTCATTGCTGGTGAGGTAGGTGTAAATTCCTTCCCACATTCAGCACAGGTTTTTACGTTATATTTTTTAACCACAGAAGTTGTATCTGATAAGGTCTCTACAGTTCCATATCTTTCTTGCAGAGCCTTGTATAAAATAACACCTAAATCTTTCTGCCTATCCATATCATACAGAGCAGCTTCGATAGATTTCCTTTGACCACCCCGCATAAAATTAAATTGAATTGTCAAAACCTCCTTCTCAGCAATGCCAAGTTTCTTATCAAGCACTATCAATGAAGTCCCATCTACAAACACATGATTAAAAAGTTCCACAATTTGTCTCCCCATTTAAAGATTTTATATCATCAATACCCATACTATTTATACTTATAAAATCAGAATCTATTAGATTTTTAATATTTACAAAAGAATCTAATATTTTCTTCTTAACCAATTCAAATAACTGTTCGTCAGTTCTTATTTTTTTCAAATCAAAACCACGAAAAGCTGTACCAAAACCATACTCTAACTGTTGAACAAACCCTGCTCCAGTAGGATAATCATAAATATCTACTTTTGGATGTTGCTGTAATGATAATCGCAGGAAATCATCAATCATAGTTTTTACTTTTTCTTTACACTCTTCAGGATGTACTTGAAAGAAAAATTCACGAACATTTAAATCACATTTTTCATTCATTTCTGTCTCCTTAATTGTCAAGCTCTACCAACCCTCTTTGTTTCATACGAGTTAATTTTTCTCTTCTATTTTTAACAACAAGCTGCCCATTTGAAAGATACTTACTTCCAGGGTAAGCCTTCATAGCCGCCTGTATCTGGTCTGGATTAACTGCCATTGACCAGGAATATCTTACATTATCTTTCTGTGGTGAATTATTAGTCCAATCTCGCTGTGCCATTTCACCACAATGAGGACATTTTAATTCAGCCTTCCGGTCTTTGATTCTGCAAAAATCATCAAAATAATTTCCACACTCACACTGATATCCATAAATTGGCATCTATTTTTCCTTTAATTGTTTTTTCAAAATATTCTTTTCTCTTTGCAGAGCCTCACTATCTAATTTCAAATAAACAACAGCAGTCTCGGTATATGACAAAAAATCCTTGATTGAATTATTTTTATTCAAGCTAGACTTTGGACTAATAATTTCTACAATTTTCAATAAAGCAATATGAATTTCTTTTTTAGTCATTAGGTATTCTTAGCAAAACAAAAATATTCTATTGCGGTGGTAGCTGCTGCACCTTTTACTCTGATATTTCCCGTTGACTTCAACCCCTGGTCTGACCCATTAAAACTCAAATAAATAGATTCTCCTGCATTAAGAGTTATATTGTCAGCGGCAGTTGAAGGAACAGAATCAATATCTGTTTTATCAATCATTATTCCTACATAATCAATATCAGCAGTGCCTTTAGCTATAAGCAGGACACCCAATAAATCTGTAACAGCAATATCGCCCAAGTTAAGGTCTGTTTCTGTTGCACCAATTACAGCGTATTGGTGGAGAATTTCTTCAGGATTTACACTATTAGTAAAATGATGAGATAAATCAATATCCTGACTTCCTAATCCACTTACTTCAACTCGTATGGTAATTTTAGCTGTCGCCGCCATCACTTATTCTCCGTAAAAGAAATTTCCATTATATCAAAATGATAATCAAATCTTGTTTTTTTATAATCCTGGTCATATTTGCTCATGTTTTCCTCTTCAATCCCTTTGTTGCAGCAAATTTATGTAATTCCTTTTTACGCATTTTCAAAACAGCACGATTACGTTTATAAAGTTTCTTTGGATGGTGTTTTGCAATGGCCATCATTTCTCTCTGCTTCTGTGATACCGCTGGCATTATTTAATTCCCTTTAATTCTATTCCTTCCACATATACACTTAATACCGCCTTACAAACATTTACAGGAATACAGAAAGCTATACCATCTGCTCCCATTATTCCTCCAACTAATACGCCAACAACTTCTCCATCCATATTAAAAAGTGGGCCGCCGCTGTTCCCAGGATTAGAAGCAGCATCAGACTGTAATATTAATTTTTCACCAAAAAAAGGAACTTCTCTTTCCAACCCACTTATAATACCTAAAGTAACACTATTATACAATCCATAAGGACTCCCTACCAAAAAAACACCCTGTCCTTGTCTGAGTTTTTCAGAATCTCCTAAACGAGAATAAGATAAATCATTAGCATCAATTAATACAATTCCTATATCAGTTACATCAGATTTATAAAAATCTATAGCCTCATATTCTTTATCCCCAATAGTAACTTTAATATCTATAGCATTTTCAACTATGTGTCCGGCTGTTAACAAAAGTCCGTCAGAAGAAATAACAACCCCACTGCCACTCCACTCTCCATAATCATCATTGCCCTCAATATGTACAACCGATGGAGATACTTGTTTCACCAAGAGGGGTAAATCATAGTCCTCAATAGAGTTTAACTTAACACCCAAATATGGTATGGTTAAAAATGTAAAAACAAACAATCCAACCAATGCTAATTTTATATTTTTCATATTTATTTCTCGGAACTTGACTTCTGGTACGCACGCGATTGTTGCTGACGCAAATTTGCATCTCTTGAAGCACTTCCTTGAAGCCCTGTTTGTCCATCGGAAACACCCGATGCCTTTATTTTACCTTGTTGTGGAGTGTATGGATTCATCTGAACATCAACAGGTACAGCAGATTTCCACCATTCATCAATACCGGACAACTGTAAATTCTTAGCCAATTCTCTTGTAGCCATATTAATATCAAGCTGTGAACCTTGTTGAGCAGCCATTTGAGAAACTGGCAATATCCATTGACTTATGAATGATAACATTTTCTGATATGTTACATTGGGATTAAATCTCTGCATAGAATAAGGTTCAATATCAAAATTAAAATCGTAAAAATCTCCTTCTTTGTCTGCTTGGTCAAATACAACCTCTATGTTTGCTACACCAGGAACTCTTTTAATTTCAGGTATATTAATCAATGGGTCAGTCCACAAAAACCAAGCTCTTTTTTTAAATATCTTTTTGGCAAAATTATAAACCTGATTTACCATATCATCAAGGATTCTTGAAGCATTGGATTGAAGCATTTGTTCCTGGCCCAGCGTACCGGCCTGAACATTTCTACCACCAAGTGTATATAAATTACCACCCTGAATAGAATATTGATTTTCGATATAATCTACCCATTGATAAGATGTCGGATTAATTCCACCATATTCTATCTCTTGCATAGCATTAATATCATCTACACGAACAGTACCTCTATCTGGAGTAGAAGCAACTCTCTCAGCATCCTCGGCAGCAGAACTGGAATAAGCAAGAACCTTTTTGGCATTTTCCGCCTGAGTACGCATTTTATTAATAACAACATTTATAGCAGAATCCATATCAAGCCATCCCCATACTGGAGGAATTGGCATTACTGTTTGAGGGAAAAATTTATATCCAAGAAAATCAAATGGGCCTCTTTCCGGCCCTTCCCATTCTACAGTTCTAAGAATCTTACTATATCCCCTTCTTAAAGTTATAATAATATCCTCATCTGGAAGCCAAATATCATAAAATTCGGAATACTCACGAAGAGTATGGTATTCAGAAGCAAGGATATTTTTACTTATGCCCTGTGGTAATTTATCCCCGTATAATTTATAATCTGCTGAAATTTTATCAGCGTGTTTATTACCAAAAAATTCTTTAGCATATTCAGTTGGCAACCTATACCTATGGCCCTCAATCTCCATTGACTCTCTATTAGTTGCAGATGGGTCTCCTATATAATCAGAATCATCAATCACATCAGAATAAACCTGACCAATGTCGTGAAGATAACCCATATACTCAGATTGAGCAGAGTGCATAATACCAGTCTTTACAATTCCGGCCCCAAACATTGAATTAAGAATAGCAGGTCTTAGGGTATTGATAGAAAAATCTGTTTCTTGTATGTGATGGTTGAGAGCCAATTCAGTTGTGTAAGCCCAGGGTTTAAGTTGGGGTATCTTAGTTTTAACCATTACTTTTGGATTACTCATCGCAAGATAAGGAACGACAATACCAATACCCCTATCTATAAGATTCATAGTATGTGGAATACCATCTTTTTCATCATAATAGTTAGACGCCCAGGTTTTAAGCATCCTTGCTCTATGTACCAGCAATGGACTCATCAACTTATTCCATACTTCAATAGCACGAAGAATTCTTTTTGGGAAATTAAATCTTACGTCTGGCATTTTTATATTCCAACTTCCAAATCTTTTTTATACATCCTTGTGGTATCATTGTACAATCTCTTGTAGCCTCTTCATATTTTCCTATTGAATGACCAACCCAAACAAAATCTTTATCCTGTTTACTAAAATATCCAATAGTATAACAATCAGTTCTCTTAAATCGTCTTGTAGCACCTTCAAAATCTAACCAACGTGAATCACTAACCGTATCAAGCCAATGAATCTCAATTTTGTCATTCAACTTTAATTTCAATATAGAAACCTCTCATTCATTTTATCTATATTTTTCTGCACCTTTCTTTTTTGTATTCTATAAAACATGCTGTTCTTGGCAGTTGCCTTTACTTCTTTAAGAGTTGCCTTTGGTTGTTCAGTAAGAGCAAGTATAATTAATCCCAAAGGAATAATTCTATCACCGTGTGCCGCTTTTGCACCAGCACTATCATCAATACTTTTACCTGGAATTATACTACCATTCTCAGCAGTAATATATCCTTCCAACTCTTTTAAGCTATCTTCACTACGCACAGTAATAGCTCTATGTCTCGGCTTTGTTCTCAATCCTTCAGCCATAGCAATATCTAATTCTAAAAGCAAATCAAATTTTTGTTGACGACCACTCCACCAACCACGTCTATTCTTTTGCTTTCTAATTTTACCACGTTCATCTTTTGTAGTATAAACAAAATTATAACCGTGCCAAACAATCCGTCTCTCAAAACTCCCACCAGGCCCATTAGCTTCCCAAATCAAATAGGCCTTTTTTGCAGCACCACCAACCCACTTACAAATTGCTATAACTTGTTCTGCAAAACTTTCAGGTGGAGTATTTGGACAAGCCCACTCTCCTACTTGTTCATAAGTATTAACATCATAAATCTGAGCAACAGAGTTAGAAGCACCGGTTCCAGCAGAAATATCACAAGCTACTATATAATTGTGTTTCTGGTCTGGACGACCCTTAATTAGTTTACCCCACCATTGTAATCTTTTTTTACCGGCATTTTCCTTAAATTCAAAATTAATAATTTTACCGTTCTTATTAAGTTTATATAAAACCTCACCAACACAATTAGCAGGTTTCATAGTTTCTATACGAATTTTACGAAGAGTACCGGCGTCAAAGAACATATCACCAGAACCCATCGGAGAACGGTCAACATTCTGAGCCATATCTCTTCGAGTGAGGCGTCTCGCTTCCTCTGCATCATACCATTTTGAACGAAAACCTGCTTCGTTTCTTATACCACCATCCGCTATAAAAGTAACATCTGGTTGCAACCCCTTAGAAATAAGGTCGATTTCTAACTCACTAAGTCTAAAAGACTGCATAGATTCAAGGTGGTCGAAACAACCTGGATAATTCTTTTGATAATATTTTATATCCTTTATCTCAATTACATTCAAATCAGGAGAACGGTATAGGCCTTGATTCTTGACGGGATTACGTTCCCAAGGCAGAGTCATCACCTTTATCTTGCCACTGGTTAGAAGTTTATTATATGGATGAGAAATACCATAAAAATGTGTAGAATTATAAATCACACACTTAGTTACATCAGATAAATTTTCAGTCAATGCCTGAGCAATACGATAATCACATCGTCCATGTTCATCAACTAAAACTGAAGTCCTTCTATCCCCAGCACCAAAATTCTCATTAGTAGATTCACCATCTATTACTGCACCATTTAATTCATTCTCAATGTGCATATAAGTTTTATAAAGAGGTGGCCTAATCCAGTTAGGAAGATTAATAATTCCATAAAGAACTTTATGAAAAAGACATTTATGGTCGCCGGATATTCTTCCTTCTTTAACCTCTACTCCCTTATCTACATACTCAGCCTTACGAGAACCAACCAGAAATTGTGATTCAGGGTCAAGTAACCAATAAAGCACATACATTTTACAAATTAATTCCGTTGCTCCTTCATCCCGACTTTTATCAATTATCATATCATATTGATTATCGATAGCATCTTTTATTCCATTAACAATCTCAATCTGAGCCTCACGCAGAATAAAAGGAAGATTTCTATGGCCCTGTTTATTTCGGGGGTCGAAAGTCCAAGCCATCGCATCAAAAAATATTTGAGGTCGTTCTTTGCAAAGTTGTAGAAATACTTTTTGAAGTCCTTCATCCTTTGCCAACAAATTATGTAGTTTCATCCTGAACTGAATATTCTCAGGCACAGTCCGAGGAATGTTGGCAATAAATGCAGCCGGATTAGAAGTTATTCTGGACATATTTCCTTAGATTCTACTTTCTTAACCTCACTTAGTAAGGCCCCTGCTAATCGTTTTATATCTTCAGATTCTACTTTACCGGTTAAATCGATACTCGCACGCCTTTCAGTTACTTCGACCTTTTTTGCACTCTGATATTGTCCCCTCGCCAAGTTAGTTAGAAAAAAGATAATTAAGGATGGATTAGGTGATTGATGTTTCTTATGAACTTTTCTTTCAATTAATTTATCTTCCAATCCCTCATCAGTTTCTATTGGTCTCCAGGTCTCATCAATATCTTCATAATCATAACCAACAGCACTTCTGATTCCTTTAGCAACTAACTGTTGGATAGCCATATCTTTAGCATTTAAACATGCCTTAGCAAACTGAGGATACTTTTGTTTCCAGGTTTCAATGGATGCTTTAGAAACACCAAGAACATAACCAATATCACTTGCAGAACAACCAGCAGCAATCAATTTTTCAGATATTTTAACAAAATCAAAATTAAACTTAGCATCGCTGCGTAGTTTCATCTTCTTTGGTTCATCACCAAAATTCTTATAAGCAGGCTTTTCAGCCTCTTCCATTGAAATTGCCATTCGTGGAATTTTCTTTTTCCCCATTATTCTCCGTATGTCATCAGGATACGTTTAGCTTCTTCTTTGATTTCAGAATTTATGGGGGTATTTAATTCCCCCAAAAGCAAAGATGCAGCAACAGAAGCAAAATCTTTTGAAACAACAATGCCTTCTAATTCCATATCGTGGATTAAAGTATTAATTGCTTCGATTGTTTTGATTCTGTTTTTCATTATTTTGATTTTTTTCAAAATCACTTTGAGATTTCAAGAAATCACTTTAAGATTTCAAGAAGTATATTTGAGATTTCAAGAAATCATTCTAACCACTCCTTGTCATACAGTTTATTTCAAAAAGTCATAGGTGGCACTATTATAGACATCTACGAATT